CCGTGAGGAACACGTTCGGCAACTGCCCGTTGTCCAGCGCGTCGATCTCGGGCTTGGGGTAGACCTTCCCGACATGCTGCCGGCAGAACGGCCGCAACTTCTGGTCGACGGGTCCGACATACGCGAACACGTCCCCGGGCTGCGTCTTCATCGCTTCGACCTGCCGGCCGAAGATGCTGACTGTGGTGTCGTACAGCGTCTGGAGCCGCGCCTCTTCGACGTCGACGGCCTCACTGAGGTCGTCGAGTAGATCGGTCACCGGCCGCTGCGCGTACAGTCCCTGGGCGAGCGTGCGCCACAGCGCGTGCGCGAGGGCATCGCCGACGCCGACGAGGTCGAGCCGCGCGATCTCCTTCAGCGCCAGGATCCGGGACTGATCCGAGGTCGTGAACGCGGCCAGCTTCGCCGCCCCGCGCAACGTGCCCATCTGGGCCACGAGCGCATCGAGCGCGTCAGCGGTGGCCGTCCTGGTCAGTGCCTCGAAGCCTGACACGCGGAGCGCCTTCTGGATCTCCTGCCTCAGCTTCGCGGCGCGCACCGCGCGCGAGAGCGCCGTCACCGACCCCTCGATCGCGGCGATCGCCAGCGTCCGCAGCTGCCGCTCGAGGTCGCGCAGGACGCGCCCGAGCTCGGTGGCGTACGATCGGCCGACGGCGTCGGCGACCTTCGCCAGCTTCTCGGCCTCGGTGAGCACGGCCAGGGATTCGCTCATGCCGCCACCGGCTCAGGCTGCGCGCCCGGCTGCCCGCTGAACCGCAGCGCCATCTCTTCGAGCTTCTGCTGCGCCGGACTCTTGACCTCGGTTTGCTCCAGTTCCTTCTCGATCTTCGCGGCGATCTCTGGCGCGACATCCGGGAGGAACTTCGGCACCAGCCGCTTCCGGACCTCGTTCATGAACGTCGGACCCATCTCGAGCGTCGTCGCCGCCTGCGCCTGCTCGATGATCTCGGCGAAGGGCGTCTCTTCGAACGTCTCGGGATAGGTGATGACGACGTCGGCGCGCTCCCACTCGGACTCCCAGGCGTCGGCTCCGTAACGCGCCCGGAACCAGAGCTTCGCCAGGGCAATCTCGGTCCGCTCGCACTGGTCCGCGTAGGACGTCAGCACCTGGTTCATGTCTTCGCGCTTCAGCTGGAGCGAGCCCTGTGCCTCGGCATCCTTCGAGTCCGATTCCCAGGGCGCCGCGGCGAGGCGATAGATCCGGCGCAGGAGGTCCGACCGTTCGGCCTGGTAGACCGTGACGTTTTCGGTCTCGGGCTGGACGTACTGCGCCGGCAGCGGCGTGAACAGGACGTTATCGACGCCCTTCTCGTCGCCCATCATGGTCTTCGCCGCGGCGACGTCGGTGGCCTGATCGCCCGTGCCGAGCGGCGCGTTCAGCACGCCGAAGGTTTGCCCGCGGAGAATCTGGGAGATTTCAGAGTCGAGGTTGTACAGCCGGATGTAACTGTTCGGATCGCCGAGAATCGGCTGCCCGATCAGCGGCTCGAGCCGGCGCCGCTTGGCGTACTGCACGACGACTGGTAGTGTCCCGAAGCCGTGCTGTCCCTGGTCGCCTGGCGTCAGGGAGCCCGGGTCGTAGACTTCCCAGGTCGTCTCGTCGACCAGCCGCTGGCGCGCTTGGTTCTGGATCGGCGCCTCCTTCAGACTCGTGCGCGGGATGGGTTCGAGCAGCTTCACCCCGATCAGCTCGCCGCGGTCGTTCTGGACCCAGTCCGGGACATCCAGCGGCAGGTAGATCCGGAGGTAGGGCTGCGACGCATCCGCGGCGGTCTCGGCGGCCGTCCCAGCAGGCGCCTTGTCGCGGTCCATGTAGTGGAAGACATGCCCGAAGGCACCGGCGGCGATGAAGCCGTCCCACATCCACTCGGTCATCGAGCAGCCGTAGCCGTCGACGTTCGCCCACCAGTCGAAGATCTCGTGCCCTTCCGCCTTCCCGTGCACGGTCCGCGCGATCGGCGGGCGGAAGAGCGCCGAGGCCTTCTGCTCGAGGATCGTCGCCGCGACGTTGGTGTAGTGCGCCAGCGTGCGGCGGGCGAGGAGCGCCTTCGTGGGCTTGCGCGGGTTGGTGGCCTGATGATCCTTGTATTCGCGCGGGTGCGCGACGAGATAGGTGGCGTCGGCGAAGCCGCCTGTCCCGTGCAGGACATCGAACAGCTTCAGCCAGACCGCCTTGTAGCGGAGATAGGTGGGATGCTGAATGGCGGGCGCGCCCGATCCCGTCGACGTGGTGTACGAGAGATTGGCGATGCTCTACGGTACGAAGGGCGAGGCTCCGTGGCGAGTTTGTTGGGGAGAAAGTCCCCGTCGCCGGTAGACGCGGATCACGACCTCCAGGCTTTCGCGCGCGAGCGCCGACAGCGAGATGCCGCGCGCTAGCGCGATCCGGCACGCCTCGTCGTAGGTCTCTCCAGACACCCGCGTCGTCACATCGTGCGCGTCGGCGGCGATCGGTGGCCGTCCGATGCGCTTCGGGGCGCTCACAGCAGGTGCTCCATCATGGCCGAGCCCACGTTCTGCACCGGCTTCTGCGTCGGCCATTCCCTCACGATCCAGTACCCGAGCGCCGATGACGCGTGGGTGATCGTCTCGCCGGATGGCTTGTCCTCGACCTCAGCGCCCTGCTTCTGGGTCGTCCGCTGCAGGGACCGCACGAGCGACCGCGTCGGACAGGTGCGGAACGGCGACCACTTCCGGATCCACAGCCGCGTCACCCCGTTCGCGTTCTTCAGCAGCCGATTGACCGCGGACAGCCGATCGCTGACGCCTGGATTCGCCAAGGGGACGCGTACATCGACCGGACCAGACACGGAGAGCCGTTCCGAGATGATGCTGTAGTTCGACTTGTGCGACTTGACGTGCCGCGCACGCCCGGTGGCGTCCCCGTAGACGTGGAACCCGGCCGGCCAGCTCGGATACTTCTCTAGCACGGCATCGCAGGCCGTGTCGATCGTCGCAACCTGCTTAGAGATCCCGTCGACGACGTGCGGCTCCGGCCCGTGCGGCCCGGCGACCACCTGCCCGATCACCCACTCCATCGGCGCGACGTTGAAATCACAGGTCAGCACCAGCGGCAGGTTTGGGTCCGGCGGCTGCACGTCTTCCGTCCAGTGCAGCGTGTCCCTGAACATGGAATAGGCCGGCTGGCCGTCGAGCACGACGCCCTTGCCGTGAACGAAGGCCTCGATCTCCTGCTCGGTCGCGTTCTCCTGCACCTGCGCCAAGTACTCCGGGTTCCGGCTCAGGAGCTCGCTGTTCTCGGTCAGCGACATGTCGTACCGCTTGTAACGTGCCGGCCGTTCCGGGTCGAAGAAGTAGTCCTGCATCCAGGAGAGATCGTCCGCGGTGCCCGCCGCCGCGGTCTGTCTGAGCTTCGCGCTCGGATGCCGCACGCGCGCCGTGGTGTTCCGCCACGCCCGCTGCGAGATCAGCGCCGGTTCGTCGACCAGCGCGCCGGCGACGTTGGGCCCCGCGATCCGCTTCGCATCCTCGGCGTCCGCCGCCGACTTGAACCAGATCGGCCCGCCGCCGAGCCAGGTGAACTCGTGTTGCGTCTCGTGGTAGTGATACTGATCCGGCGTCAGGAACCACGGCCGCCCGTCCTCGGTCAGTTCCTCGAGCTTTGGGAGCAGCGTCTTGAGGACGTGATCGTAGGTCGGGACGACCCAGATGAGCGGCAGCGGATGATTGATGGCCGACAACTTCAGGGCCTTGCCCCAGAGCGTCATGGTCTTGCCGCTGCCCCAGCCGCCGCAGAACAGCAGCGCCGCATCGGGCGTGTCGTCGTCGAAGAAGGCCTCCTGCGCGGTGTCCGGAATCGGTGCCCACCAGATGGCGATTTCCCGATCGACCGTGACGAGCTCGGCGCTCATCCCTGCTTCCGAAGCAGGACCGCGCAGTACGTGAACGGGTGCTCGTGCTCCGTCGGTGGCCCTGCGTAGACCTCGTGGGTGTGCGCGTGCGCGTAGAACCGATCGACCTCCACCATCCCGGGCGCAATCAACCGCTGCGCCAGCGACGTGTCCGTGTAGCAGCGCCAATGGAACGTCTCGAACGGCTCCGCGTTCGGCGTCCAGGGTACGTCGATGAAGGCGTAGCCGCCAGGCAGGAGCCAGCGTGCGATGTTCCTCGCGGCGAGGACATCGCCGTACGGGTCTTTCGGGTCGCCGTAGTAGCCAAGCCCGAAGTGCTCGATGGCGCCGAGGCAGGCGATGAGGCTCAGCGTCTCTGGCGGGTAGAGGTCCGGCGACTTCGCATCCTGGCCACCGAGCCGCCAGTCGAGGCCGTAGACCTCGAGCGTCGGGTTCTGACGGCGCGCCTGGTCAACCCAATCCTCCTCCGCGCAGCCGAGATCGAGCAGCACTGGACCGAAGGCGGCAGGTAGCGGCAGCGACAGCGGGCAGAGCTGACGCTCGATCATCCGCGTGAACAACAGCATCGACGGATCGCCGCCGGTGTAGGTCCAGACGAAGGGCACGGTGGCCGCCGACGTCTCGCTCACGACTGCGCCTCCGGCTTGTAGCGGCCACCGAACGTCACCCGCAGCGGTCCGCCGTCCTTGCCGGTGTGTTCGTGGCGTTCGATGAAGTCGCCCTGGCTCTTCCCGAGCAGCTCGGACGCCTTCAGCCGGTCGCGCCATGGCACCTTCGCAAACTTCCCCTTGCCGTGCAGGACCGACGTCCAGAACCGCTGCCTGGTCTCCCGACTGGCGACGAGGGCGTCTGTCTTCGCGCGGGCGGCGATGGCGGCCCGGACGTTGTTGCGCTTTGTTAACAACCGGCTGGCCATCGACCTGGCTGAGCGATGTGAGTAGCCGGCGATGAGGGCGGCCTTCGTAGCGTTGCCGGCCGCCTCGCCCATGTAGGCTTCGACGAAGCGCCGCTCGCGTTCGCTGAGGGGCCGCGCTGTCTTCGCGCTACGCGATGAGGACATGGGTCATTCGCCTGTTGAGGTCAGCCGCAGGATACGCCCGAAATGTTCCACATAGCACAGTCGTATATACAGATAGACTCGACGCCTACGCAGCGTAGACGCGTCGCGGGTGAATCGTCGTCTGAAAGCTCTCCCACCGATGACGACAGCGCGGATCCCGGCACTGATGCACGCGTCGACGATAGCCGGCGATCCGCTTCTTGCTGTCGACGACTCGCCCCAGCGAACCGCACCGCTGACACCGCTCGGGATCGGGAAGGCGTTTCATTGGTTGTTCGTCTCCTCGGTCTGCTGCGCTCCCTCGGACGCGGGAAGGGCGAGGGTGGCAGCTGCCTCAACAAGTGCCGCAGAAACTGCATCCGCCCAGTCGTGCGCGAGGCGCTTACGTCGATCGACCTTCCCCGATTGCCACGCCTGCGCCATCTCCAGCAACCGCTCCCGGAGGGCGGCGCGATCCCCTTCGACGTTCGGCGCCGCTTCTGGCCACGCCCCGTCGAACGCGGCCGAGACCTGCCGCCAGATCGCTTTGTCCCACGCGCTGTCGCTGAAACAGTCGGCGAGCGCATCTCGGACCGTCTGGCGGAGGGCGGCGCGATCCGCGGTCATCGGACACCGCCTTTCGCGACCAGTTGCAGTAATCGAAACTCCAGATACCGTAGAAGCGTGCCGCACGCCGCGATGGCCTCGACATCTTGTGTCAGCGTCACGTCGGCCGTTTCAAGTAGATTGCGGGCGAACGCGTCCAACTCGTCATGCGTCTCCTGAAGGCGTTTGCGATACGCGTCCCTCTTGCTCATGCGCGATCTCCTGTCGTGGCGTCCGGCGCTCGATGCTTCACGCGACATCCAGGCGTGCCTCGTTCGCAGACGCGGCTAACGTGCGCTTCCTTGTGGCACGGCGTGGCGTCCTGCGGGAGAGGGGAGGCGGCCAACCCTGCGATCTGCCTGAATCCGAGCGCACAGAACGGGGACTCGGCAGCCTTGACCGCGCAATCCGTCGCCAGCGCAGCGATCTCCTTCAGCGCCTGCTCCAGCCGCTCCCGCTGGGTGCGTTCGGCCTCCAAATCGCTTTCAAGTTTGCGCCGCGAGAACAGCTTGCGCTCAGCGATCTCGTCTCGCTCCCGTTCCGCCTGCTCGGCTCTAGCGGTGGCTGCCTCCGCGGCCTTCTCGTGCTCCTGCATCTCAGCGTAGAGGGTCGTCCGCACGGCTTCCGTGTTGCGCGTGGCCTGTTCGGCTCTGGCTGTCAGCGTGGCAATCTCGGCCTGCTGCGCGTCGAGGGCGGCCAAGAGATCCTCAACGTCAGACCACTGCGCGTTATGCTCCGGGTCGAGCACGTTGAGTGTGTTCGCACGATGCGCCAACTTCACGACTTCCAACCGGGCGCGGATCGCCGCGATCGCCTCCGGGCTGGGCGGCTGGACAGGATCGATCATTGGATCACCTCAGATGAAGACGAAGAATCTGTCGCGCGTGGACCGTCAGGGGTTGATCCACCTTGTGGATCTACCGCGCCCACCGACTGTGCTTTCTCGGCGCAGAGGCAACGCGGGCACCTCGTCATGCCGGGAGCGTCGTACACTTCCCAGCCGCGAGACTGCGCGAACATGACGATCTCCTCTTGCGTCTCGCCGTAGTCGCCAGTGAAGCGGCCGACGTGGCAGCGGTCGCACTCGATGATGATCTGCTCGACGATTTCACGCTGAATCATCGGTCACCTATCTCCGTTCCTTCGACGCGGTAGATCCCGCCGTCGCTGAGAGCCCGTGTCCGTCCACGCGCGTATCGTTCTTGTCTTCGGTCTTCTGTTCTTCTCCCTGCGGGATCTCTGCTAAGAGGGAGGCGAGCTGTTGCTGAAGCTGCTGCCGCCTGCCGAAGTTGAACGCCTCCTGCAAGCGCGTCAGCGCGGCCTCGTGGTCCAGAAACTCGC